AGGCTGCCACAAGACAAGGTAACGCTGTTAGTGACGCTGTACTTTACGTTGAAGTAAATGGTCAACTACATGAAATTAAGAAAATGGAAGTACAAGAAAACAGTCAAACTATATTTGGAGCCAAAGGCAACCATCAATCTCATCGCCTTGTTATGAGAACAGCACATAGATCTAACATAGTTTTACCGGGGAATCTGCGTACGCCGGGCGCGTAATGCATGAGGCTATTACCTCGATAAAGACATGGGTCCAGAGGCAAAATTTTACCAACAAATCAAAAGAAATTTTAAAAAGTTTTCGCTTATTAGACTTGAGAATTCCAGCTTACTTGGTACTCCTGATCTATTGGTCTATAATACTTCTGGGCACTTTTGCACTATAGAATTAAAAGTAACCAAAAGTAAAAAAATACGTTTTTCACCACACCAAATAGCCTTCCACACACGCCACAATAAGAACACATTTATCATGGTAAAGGCCCTTGGTCCTTTACCCAAGAAAACTTCTTCAGTTTTCTTGTTCCGTGGTTCACGAATCAAGGAGCTTGCTGCTTGTGGCTTGAAGCTTGAAGCTTGTTACTCTGGTTGGGACGCTTGTCGCTTGGCGCTTGAAGCTTGAACCTGAACTGGTTCTGGTTTGCTTGATGCTTGATGCTTGTCGCTTGGAGCTTGACGCTTGAGGCCCGGACCAGGACGCACGCTTGTTGCTTCCGTCGAAGCTTCGTCGCTAATGGCCTGATCCAGTTTATTACGTATCGATCGTAATTCTTTATAATATTTTGGGTGTTTGAATTCGTATGTCATTAATGTTTACCGTATGAAACTACTTTTACCGCAGGATCCCAGCATTGTCTACAGCTGCCACACTGGCCGCCCTGGTTTGGGGCTGGACAGCTCGCGTCCTTCTCTACAACCATCGAAGAGTTGGGCCAGGTGTCGTTGCGCTGCCCAATCATTGGAGGGCTAAATCTTATAACAAGATTGTCTGGCTTGCTGGCCAGGTGGTCCTTGATCCATGCTTCACGGGTTGGCATCCAGTGCTTCGTGTCTGGTGTTTGTCTACATACTTCAAAAATTTTATTTAAATGATTTTAATCTTACATATTGCGCTGCCTTAATAGCTTTGTATCTTGTGTAATTTCCTTTGAGCGCGTAACAACTGGCGCAGACGCTGCCCTTAACCTTCCTGAGCTTTGACCCTGTTTTGCATTCCCACGCTGGCAGGCTGTAAGATAGCCCGGGCATCTTGCTTGTACGTGTCAAGCTTCCAGTAATTTCTTTTGCGTCTTTAACTTTCACTGTAACCCCCTTGAGTAGCGTACCAATTCAGGCGCGCGTTCTCTTCTTTGCCCCGCTTCTCCTTCCAGTGCTCCGAGTTTAAAATTAAATCTAAACGCTGTCTCAGGTCCGGAAACTCTTCACGGCCTCCCAGCTTGTCAATTGTTTGTATTGCTAAAACTAAAACCGCGTGAGCTTCATCGCTCCACGTGTTGTCTTTTCTTAGTCTGTCTTCTTCTCTAAAGTATGGCATAATTTATTTCTCCTTTATAATCCTATTAATATCATACGAGCCCGGACCTGTCAAGCGCTTGTTGCTTGAAGCTTGCCGCTTGATGCTTAACTCTTTAAAAAACTTTTCACAGCTGGCAAGATATGCAGCCGGGAGCTGTGAGTGCTCCCGGATAAAATAATGCGTTAAGTCGTTGTGTTTAATTCGCTTCACGGTCCCATCTCTCTGTTGTCTCTTCTTTGTAACGCTGCATCTTCTCTTGGTCCTTCTTAACTAGAAGTAGGATCTCATGCATATAGTTTGCTATACGTGTAACTGCCTGAGTTAATTGGTACAGCTGTTTATCATTTTCTGTCATATGTTATTCCTTTCTAAATACATCCTATACTATCCCGAACCTGTTGTCAAGCTTGCTGCTTGACGCTTATAACTTTTCTCGCTCGCTTCGCTCGCTCGACCACTTGCCGCTTGGTGCTTGGTGCTTTAGGCTTCTCTTCTTTAGAATGATTTTTAGAATCATTCTAAACTGGCAAATAATGATCAGTCACTATGCTACGTAGGGGAGGATCTTTTAAGTACTATTATAATCCCACTCAAGCTGTATGAGTCACGCCCTATGTTATAGTGTTAAGTCTCACAGTCAATAATGACTGATCACAGGACTAACACTAGAGTTTTTTAAAGATTAGAATTCTAGAATTCTCTCTAGCCCATCGCTGTTGTTAGTCCAGGGATCAGTTGTCTTATGGCAAGCGGATTTCTCCGGCTGGACATTCCAACGCCATTTCCAACACAACTGATCCCAGGTCCATCATCCCACTGCCTAGGTTTACCTCCAGTGTGATGGACCAGGGATCAGTCCCAATCGCTACAGGCAATACATAAATGTTTGCTAATCACGACAGGGATATGTCCCAGAGAGTTTCCCAATTTTAAGTGTAGTACAACCTCTCAAATCGAACACTCAATTCTGGGGAATTATTAGGGTATCCCCAGAACCTAGATTTTTTATTTCACCTAATCAGAATAAAAAACATAAATCCAATATAACATAGGACAAATAATAAACAACAAATTTATTTTAATTAAATGTAAATAAACTTCTTGACATCTCCTGGATTATCCATTATACTTGGACGGTGGCTGGGGATGGTGGTATATATAGTAAAACAATACAACTCCAGGTTGTGCGCTTTTCTGCCTTAATTTTGCCTTATTTCTAATATAGGATTATCCCAATGCAAACAAATAATAGAAAGGTAAAAATGATGTACTTAATATTAAAAGAAATAAAACTTTCAGACACTAGCATTTATAATGTTGTAAGTTTTACAGATAATCTTGACAAAGCAAATGATATGTTGCAAGGTTATAATTTAATAGAGAAAGAAAAAAATAATGTTGTTTATTCAATAGTTAAGTATGAACAACCTTTATTACTAACGAAAGAAATGGAGTGTTAATATGGCTAAAATAAGAATGAACACCGAGTTGCGAAACAAGTTGTTCAATAAAATAAAACATACGTTTGAAAATGAAGATACACAAGAGAGAGAATTATATCTTCAAGCAAGAGAAGTTGTCAATATACAATATAAACATACACACGAACTTGCAAAGTTAGTGGTTGAGAGAGCATACCCACCAGAAGATGTTGCAGTATTAAGAACTTTCAAAAAAAAATATGGAAGTCCTTGTGATGTTGTTGCAAAAGATAAATGTTTTTACTTTGCTCATAGTGAGGACAAAGATGAGGACGGAGATATTAAAGAAACTAAATCACACTTTGATTTTGGTTTGTTTGGTAATCTAAATGGTAGTGAGTATGATAGTGAGGAGGGTAAAAAGTTTGCGTTTGCATATTACCGAGAAGATTTAAAAGCAAAAGACCTAAACCCTGATATCTTTGCACAACAAAATGAAAACAAAGATAATCCACACAAAACTAAACACGTTGATGAGTGTACTAAAGCACTTGGCAAACAGGGTAATTATCATAGTAGTGATAATACAGGTATGGCAAAAACTTTTGATGACCAATACTATCTTGATGTTATTGGAACATCTTATTGTCGTTCAAGAGCAATCGCTTGTACTAAAGATGAGTACGAACAATTTGAAACTTGGCGAATTGCAAAAGGCAATCTAGTCGCTAAACACCAAACATGGATTGATACAATTCAAAAACAATGCGATCAGTTAAAAATTGGATTGAAAGCATATAGGTATTTGAGTGAGGGAATTGAACTTGCAACTGAACTTGGTATTCAAGTTGATGAGGCAGAATTAATTAGAACTAACTCAACAGGTTTGACTATCTATAATCCTACTAATCTAGCAAGTATGATTAAAGGCATGAAGAATAAAAATCAAACAAGAGAGGCGAAGATATTGGCTAGAAAACAATATGAAGAAAGTTTAAATTAAGACTTGACAATGTAAGGGATATCCCATAATATCCCTTACATACAAATAGAAAGGTATAATTATGGAAAACAACACAACATTTAAAATAACTTATTATTCTAATAAGGATAAAAAACACATAACAAGACAAGGCAAATGGACGGATAAGTGTAAATATTGGACTAGCAAAGCTGGTGCAAAACTAATTACATACTTTGACATGGACAAAGAAGAATATAGAACTGCCAAAGGTAGTTGGAAAGTGAGGTACTAATGACAGATAAAGTTGATAGTGCAATCTACATTTATGATGTTGAGTTTAATAAGATTAAAACAATTAAACTAAAGAC